CGCGTCACCTCCGAGGCGAAGGCGTTGAGCTGGTCGACCATGGTGTTGATGGTCTCCTTCAGCTCCAGGATCTCGCCGCTGACGTTGACGGTGATCTTCTTGGACAGATCGCCATTGGCGATGGCGGTCGACACGTCGGCGATGTTGCGCACCTGCGCCGTCAGGTTGCCGGCCATCGAGTTCACGGAGTCGGTGAGGTCCTTCCACGTTCCCGCGACACCGCGGACGTTCGCCTGGCCGCCGAGCCTGCCCTCGGTGCCGACCTCGCGGGCGACGCGCGTCACCTCGGAGGCGAAGGCGTTGAGCTGGTCGACCATGGTGTTGATGGTCTCCTTCAGCTCCAGGATCTCGCCGCTGACGTTGACGGTGATCTTCTTGGACAGATCGCCGTTGGCGATGGCGGTCGACACGTCGGCGATGTTGCGGACCTGGGCCGTCAGGTTCGAGGCCATCGAGTTCACGTTGTCGGTGAGATCCTTCCAGGTGCCGGCGACGCCGGGCACCTGCGCCTGGCCGCCGAGCCTGCCCTCGGTGCCGACCTCGCGGGCGACGCGCGTCACCTCGCCGGCGAACCCGTTGAGCTGGTCGACCATGGTGTTGATGGTCTCCTTCAGCTCCAGGATCTCGCCGCTGACATCGACCGTGATCTTGCGCGAGAGATCGCCACGGGCCACCGCCGTGGTGACCTGCGCGATGTTGCGCACCTGGGCGGTGAGATTGCCGCACATGGCGTTGACCGAGTCGGTGAGGTCCTTCCAGGTGCCGGCGACGCCGGGCACCAGCGCCTGGCCGCCGAGCTTGCCTTCTGTGCCAACTTCCCTGGCCACGCGCGTCACTTCCGAGGCGAACGAGCGCAGCTGGTCCACCATCGTGTTGATGGCTTCCTTGAGCTGGAGCATCTCGCCGCGCACGTCGACCGTGATCTTCTTGGACAGATCGCCGTTGGCGACCGCGATGGTCACCTCCGCGATGCTGCGCACCTGGGTAGTCAGGTTGGACGCCATCGAGTTCACGCTCTCGGTGAGGTCCTTCCACACCCCGGTGACTTCGCGGACCTGCGCCTGGCCGCCGAGCTTGCCGTCGGTGCCCACCTCGCGCGCCACACGCGTCACCTCCGAGGTGAACACGCTGAGCTGCTTGATCATGGTGTTGACGATGGTGGCAGCGCGCAGGAACTCGCCCTTCAAAGGGCGTCCTTCGACGGCCAGCGGCATGGTCTGCAGCAGATCGCCCCGGGCGACCGCCGTGATCGTGCGGGTGACGGCGGTGGTCGGCCACAACAGGTCGTCGATCAGGCTGTTGACCGAGCCCTCCATGTCGCCCCATGCGCCGCTCGACAGGCCGAAGCGCACGCGTGTGCGGGTCTGGCCGTCGCGGCCCACCACCTGTCCAACGCGCTCGAGCTGCCTCGCCATGCGCTGGTTGGCGGACACGATGTCGTTGAAGGTGTCGGCGATCTTGCCGGGCCGTCCCGTCAGGTTCGCCGGCAGGCGGACCGAGAAGTCGCCCAGGCGCATCGCCTGCAGCGCGTCGAGCAGGTCGTCCAGATGCAGTGACGAGTCGTCGATCCCCGGACCTGTTGCGGCCTTGCGTCGTCCGGTAGCCGGGGTGAGCGGCAGCAGCTTGCGTGACCCGTTGGGGCGATGCTTGGCTTCAGCGGTCGACGACATGAGGACGCTCCAAAGGTCACGGTGGGCTTGGCTTGGGCCAGGCCGCGAGAAGGTGGGAGATTCTGAATCGGCAGCGCAGCGGCTGGCCGCGATCACCGCAGCGGCCGATCGACAGCCACGGAAAAGAACGGTTTGCGCCAGTCCGCGCCGCTGGCCCGACAGGGACGGCAGTTCGACAACGATGCCATGAATTTAGACTATGCACGGGTGCCCGATGGTGTGAATTGCCCCAGCCAAACCCACCAAATAGCAGGAGGAATTGGAGTCGTATCACATTCGGCGAGCCGAGTTGCACTCAAGTAGCACGTGCGTTTTTTTATTTGTTGACGTGCAACCAATTTGGCCCTGCAAGCGTTTGTACCGATTGACCTCAATCGGGGCTGTCGACCCTCGGGGTTGGCGTCGTGCGTGTCCTGGATCACGCCGCCAGGCGGGCGAGCGGGATGGAGAGGTTGGCGACGAGGCCGTCCGGCTGCCAGTCGCGGGATATCGTGCCGCTGAACTGGCCGCTGATGATGCGGCGTACAAGCTGGCCGCCGAAGCCTTCGTCACCCTGGGGCGATCCCTTGAGCTTTGGCCCGCCGCGCTCCGTCCAGGTCAGGCGCAGGACATCCTCGACGACGGCGCTGGCGACGAGCACGCTGCCCACCGGCGAGGACAACGCCCCGTACTTCGCGGCGTTGGTAGCCATCTCGTGCAGGATCAGGGCCAGGCTGGTGACCGCATTGCCGCCGACCGGCACATCCGGCCCGACGATGACAATGCGCTCGCCCTTGGCCTCCCCGGCGCCGACATACGGCGAGAGGATCGTGCGCACCAGCGCCTGCAGGCTCGTCTCCCGGCTGCGCCCGGGCTCGATCAGGCCGGGCCGCGTCAGGTCGTGCGCCCGCGTCAGTGCCCCCAGGCGCCCCTGCAGCGCGGTGGCCATTTCCTGCGGCGTGCCGGCGTCGCGCGCGCTCAGGGCCACCACGCTGCTGGCGACGGCGAACAGGTTCTTGACCCGGTGGCCCATCTCGCGGATCAGCAGCTCCTGCTGCTCCTGGGCGCGCCGGCGGTCGGTGATGTCGCGCGCGATTTTCGACGCGCCGGTCACCACGCCGTCGGCGTCGCGGATCGGTGACACGCTGAGCGAAATGTCGATGAGGGTGCCGTCCTTGCGCCGGCGCACGGTTTCGTAGTGATCGATGGGCTCGCCGCGCCGGACGCGCGCCAGGATCGTCGGTTCCTCGTCATCGCGCCCCGGCGGGATCAGCATCGTGATCGGCCGGCCGACGGCTTCCCGTTCCGTGTAGCCGAACAGGTTCTCGGCGCCGCGGTTCCACGTGGTGATGACGCCGTCGAGATCCTTGCTGACGATGGCGTCGTCGGACGATTCGACGATCGCGGCAAGTTGCTGTGCGGCCTGGTCGGCGCGTCGACGATGGGCGATCTCGGCCTGCGCCGACTTCAGCAGGCGGGCATTATCGATGGCAACTGCAGCCTGCGCGCCGATCGCCGTGACGATATCCTCCGCCTCCTGCGTGAAGATGCCGGGCCGGTCATGGCCCAGGAACAGTCCGCCGTGGACCGCGCCGGAGCGCGACACCACCGGCACCGCGAGGTAGCTGACGACCGGCAGGTGGCCGGCCGGCATGCCATGATGCGGCGGGTTCCTGCCATAGCGCGGGTCGAGGCGGATGTCGTCGCTGCGCACCACGCCGGTGCCGAGGAACGTCGGCTCGAACACGGCGGTGGCGCGGGGCAGGCCGAGCTTCTCGAACGCCGACCGCGGCGCTCCGGAGAGTGTGTAGAGCTGGTAGTGGCCGCCCTGATCGTCCTGCACGTTGTAGAAGAAGGCACCGAAGCGGGCGCCACTCAGGTCGGCGGCGAAGTCCGTCACGGCTTGGACGATGTGTTCCAGCTCGAGGTTGCTGGAGATCGATTTCGCGATCCGGTTCAGAGCTTCCAGACGATCCGTCTGCTTCAGCAGGGTGCGCTCGGCATGCTTGCGCGCCGAGATGTCGAGGACGCTGACCAGGGTCCGCTCGGCGCGCGCACCCTCGAAGGCCATGGTGAACACCACGTCGAGGCGCCGTCCGCGCAGCGTCCGCAGGATCGTCTCGCTCTCGAACCGGCGGCATCCCTCCCACAGCGCGACCAGTTCCTCGACGAACACCGGCTCGGTCTCGGGCAGGAAGACGTCGGCCAGCGAGCCCAGCAGGGTTTGCTTGCAGTCGGCCTCGAACAGCTCGACCGTGAAGTCGTTGACGTCGGTTACGCGCACCAGGCCGATCGCTTCCGCCAGCCGCCCCGGATGGTCGCGGAGCCAGGCACGCAGGTCCTCGACGCCGTCGGCGCGGATCTTGTCCAGCATGTCGATGACGGCCGAGAAATCCTCCTCCCAGACCGCGACGCGGGCATTGTCGAAGATGCCGCGGTAGCGTGCTTCGCTGTCGCGCAGGCGCTCTTCGGTGCGGCGCTGCCCGGTGATATCGACCAGCATGTTCACGGCACCGATCAGGGCACCGGCCTCGTCGAAGAGCGGCGTCGGATAGGGGACGAAGGGGATTCGGGTGCCGTCAGGACGCTCGGCGACGGCTTCCATGCCGCGGACCGGCTGCCGTGTCTTGAGCGCCAGGGCCATCGGGCATTCGTCATGCGGCAGCGGCCTGCCATCGGGCCAGTAGAGCTTCCAGGAGCCGCAGAACTCGTTACGGCCCGGCTCGGGCCGGCACCCCCAAAGCCGGACGGCTTCGTCGTTGTAGAAGATGATACGGCCCTCGGCGTCGGTGGCATAGACGGCGGCGGGCAGGGCCTGGAGGAGGGCCTGGAAATAGCGCGCGGACGGCGGGGCAGTCCCGTCGTCGGACGCTGCCAGCGCTGCGATACCCGGGCGGCCCCTCGCCATCAGCCGCTCGAAATCGCGCACGATCGTCGCCTTGTCCGCGTCCGACATCGATGTTTGCGGCACGAACGCCCCACCAATCTCGCGTTGCCGGGAGCGGCAGCGCATCCGACCCGCTCTCGACAGGTCAGACATTCAGCCGGCGGATCCGGCCCTGACTGTCAAGACGCCTGAACGAGGCTACGAGCGAACAGGGGCGTGCACATGGAAACGCGCGCCACGGCCCCCAACCGACGATATGGCCGAGGGCTAAACGCAGTGCGCCAGTGCTGGTTCCAGAGGCATCGCGTGGAGTTGATGACTTATACCGCCGGACATTGGGGCGGAACCTGGACAGCGCGGCCTTCGTTTAGCCCCAAGATGCACGCCCGCGCGATTATCGGGATGGCGCGCATGCCCGGGCGCGACAACCCACGGGTTTCCCGACGAAGACGGATGTCCGCTTTGTCCGACTCGAAACCTGACCCGCTCACCATCCTCGTGGTCGAGGATGAATGGCTGCTGCGCGAGGTGATCGGCACGTATCTGCGCGACGCGGGCTGCGAGGTGCTCGAAGCGGAGAGTGGCGAATCGGCGCTGGCCATGCTGCACGAGGGCGCGGCCGTCGACGTCGTCTTCACCGACATCCGACTGCCTGGTGATGTCAACGGCTGGGACTTCGGGGAAGCTGCCCGCGCGTCGCGCGGCGACATCCCCGTGATCTATGCGTCCGGCTATTCGATATCGCCGCCGCGGCAGGTCAGGGGCAGCCTGTTCTTCAGCAAGCCTTACGACCCCGAGGCCGTCCTGAGGGCCTGTCGCACCTTGCACCGCCAGCATTAGAGCATCGCGCTCGAATGGAGCGACGCCGTTGGCGTCATGCACGCTGTCATCGCGAGCGCAACGAGGGATCCAGGCGCCACCCCTGGATCCCTCGCTGCACTCGCGATGACAGCGTGGACGGAGAAACAGCCTGCGTCCAGTCGAACCGAACGGGCACTGAAGCGCGTCGCAGTAATCAATAAAGAATAGAATTTGCCCCGTCTCGAAAAGGGGAGATTCATGTCCACTTCGGAAAAAGTAAACCGCCATAAAGAGTTGTCCATTACACGTCCGCTTTTATACCTCCCAAAGTGCGGTCAAAAATTTCTGGTTTTGTACCGGTTGCGCCTGCCATTGCGCTTGGATATATGGGCGCCATCAGAGTTCGCATTCCCGTCGCCGGGGCTAACGGGCGCTTCGCCGGCCGGGCGTTAAGCGGCAGGCCGCCGCCGGGCTGATGACACGGGCGTTTCGCAGGTTGCCGACGTCAGGCAACACCGGTTTTCCCGGCGGGGTACGCTCCGCCGCCCTGACAGGTTCATTCGACATGGCTGCAACCGATTATCCGGTCGGGCATCCGCTGGTCGTCAAGCTGTGGCAGAAGCGGATCTGGCGCGAGGCGCTCAAGGAGACGATGGCCATGAAGTTCATGGGCACGTCGACCAACAGCCTCATCCAGATCCTCGACGACACACAGAAGGGCTCCGGCGACCGGCTGAGGGTGCCGCTGCGCATGCAGCTCGCCGGCCGCGGCGTCGGCGAGACCGAGGCGCTTGAGGGCAACGAGGAAGCGCTGCTCACCTTCTACGACGACGTGATGATCAACGATCTGGCGCACGCCGTCCGCAACAAGACCCGCATCGACCAGCAGCGCGTGCCGTGGAGCCTGCGCGAGGAGTCGGCGGCCGGCCTGCGCGACTGGTTCGCCGACCGCGTCGACACCTGGGCCGCCAACGTGCTGGCCGGCAACACCGGCCAGCCCGACGTGCTCTACACCGGCAACCAGGCGGCCAGCGCGCCGACCTCGGCCGGCGGCAACACGCGCATCATCTACGCCGACGGCGCCTCGACCACCGAGGGCTCGCTGACGGCGTCGCAGACCTTCACGCTCGCCATGCTCGACAATGCCGTCACGATCGCCAAGACCGCGACGCCGCTGATCCGGCCGGTGAAGGTCGGCAGCCAGGAATACTACGTCGCGTTCCTGCACCCCTTCCAGGTCCGCAACATGCGGCAGAACACCAACACCGGGCAGTGGCTCGACATCCAGAAGGCGGCCATGGCCGGCGGCGAGGTCGAGGACAACCCGATCTTCACCGGGGCGCTGGGCGTGCACAACGGCGTCGTGCTGCACGAGTGGACCCGGCTGCCGGCGGCGCCGACCAACGCCAGCACCCGGCGCGCGGTGTTCTGCGGCGCCCAGGCGGCGGCGATGTGCTTCGGCAAGGGCTACTCCGAGGAGCCGCTCTACGAGGAGCAGAGCTTCGACTACGGCCGCCAGTTCGGCCAGTCGGTGCAGACCATCGCCGGCATGAAGAAGATGGTCTTCAACGCCATCGACTTCGGCACCATCGTGATCACGACCTGGGCCGTGGCGCCGTAAGGAAGGGAGAACACACATGGCAGCCATCTCCGCCTCCTTCGCGGCCGCCAACCAGCCGCGCATCCCCAACGGCGTCGAGACCGTCGACGCCTTCCAGAGCTACGTGACGTCGGCGACGCTCTCGGCCGGCGACGTCATCCACTACACCAACCTGAAGATCCCGCACGGCGCCACGATCCTCGACCTGCGGCTCTACGGCGACACGCCGGACGGCTCGGGCATCTACCAGGTCGGGCTGGGCGGCGGCATCGTGTCGGGGGCGCTGTTCGGCTCGGCCACGGTGTCGGCGACGCCGGCGGTGAAGACCCAGACGACGGCGCTGCCCTACGTGGTGTCGGTCTCCGACGACGCGGTGCTGCGCTACGTCTACCCGACGCTCACCCAGGACGGCGCCATGACGTCGGGCACGGCCTCGACGTCGCTCGGCGTGCGCGTCACCTGGACGATGAACAAGACGCGCTGATCAGAGAACAGAAGACAGGCGACAGAGGACGGAAAGACCAGACCCCCGGTCTCATTCTGTCCTCTGTCATCCGACCACTGTCATCCGTTTGGGGTCCGGGCGTGGTGATGGGTGCTCGGCGGAAGGCTCGCTTCCGCCATGCCGGCCCGGGACCCGCCGGCGGCGGGCCTTTGTCGAAATCCCCCGGCCCGCCGCCGGAACTTTTGCGAGGCAGACATGCCAATCTTCCGGCAATTCCCACTCTCCCGCATCCCGCCGTACGAGTCGCAGCCGTACGACCTGCCGCCGGTCCTGACTCCCGGTCCCTGGCAGCTCTACGAAGCCGGCGGGCAGCCATACGAGCCGTCGTTCGGTGCGCTCATGCCGCCGGCGCCGCCGCAGTACGCGCAGGGAGAAGGGTTCGATCCGAGATTCATCCACTTGGCCCAATCGCCAGGGAGGGAATCGGGAGGCCCACAATCGGCACCATCCCGGCCGCGGTCGGCCTCGCTTCTCTACTCGCCGGAATTGCGCGGTCTCTATTCGAGCCCGCAGTCACTGCTTGGTGGGTGGAATCCTTCGCCAGAGCTACTGGAGGAAAACAGGCAGTGGAAGTACCTGGGGAGGTCGCGGGAGCCTCTCCCGGAGAGGGACCAGTCCTTTGAGGCCCGCAGCAACATCCGGCAGGAGAAAGTCAAGTTGGCCTCGCAGCCACGCACGATGCGGGATGCGGAGGACGCCCCACCGCCACGGGAGCAGCGCCAGTTGGTGGGTCAGCCGAAGTCTGAGGCTCAGAAGCCCCCTGTTCAGCCGCATGTGAAAGGCCAGTCCGAGGGGAGTCCCTTCAGCAAGGGAACCAGCATTGACGCGCGACTGGCCGGGAAGCTCGGCGTAGGCCGTGGCGAGATAGCGCCCGGCATGTCTTTCCAGATTGTCAGAGACAGCAAGGGCAAGTGGCAGGTGGTTCCTTCGCTGGACGTCGGTGTTAGCGATGGTAACGGAGTCACATTCGAGGGGAGCCACAACCCGTTTACCCATACTTGGGGGCTTCGCGGCAAGATCAAGCTTCCGCTTGGGGATCGCTGAGCCGTGAACCTCGACCAGGCCATCGGCGTCCTGCAGCAGCGCCACGAGAAGATCGCGGCCAGCGTGTCGGGTGCGCCCGCGCCCATGCAGGCGCTGGAGCACGACTACCACCGGCTGCTCAACCTGCATCCCGAGCACCCGGCGCTGCTGTTCGGCATCGGCACCATCTACGCGCAGACCGACCGCTCGGGCGCCGCGATCGCGATGCTGCGCCAGTCGGTCGACCGCGGCTCGCTGGGGCCCGAGCCGTGGCTCAACATGGCCGGCGCCTACAAGAACGAGCACAAGGATGCCAGCGCGGCCGCGTGCTACCGCAAGGCGCTCGAAATCTGCGACCGGCTGGAGCAGCGCAACGAGAAGGCCAGGCGCAACAGCAAGACGCCGCCGATCGACGCGGCGCAGCTGGCCGCGAACCGGTGCAATGCCCTGCACGGCATGGCGTCGCTCTACGTCAACGCCGGCCAGCCGGAGAAGATCATCGAATGGGCCGAGAAGTCGCTGGCGGTCAACGCCGCCGATCGCTTCGCGCTGTGGAACAAGGCGCTGGGCCTGCTGGAAAGCGGCCGGTTCGCCGAGGGCTTCCGGCTCTATGACGAGGCCGGGTTCATGGCCGGGGGCGTGAAGCCGCCGGAGCGCAAGATCAAGACCTACGGCGGCCTGCCGAAGTGGGACGGCTTACCCGGCCGGACCGTCATCTGCTACGGCGAGCAGGGCGTGGGCGACGAGATCATGTTCGCCTCGATGCTGCCGGACCTGCTGCGCGACTGCCGCGTGATCATCGATTGCGACCCGCGCCTGCAGGCGATGTTCCGGCGGTCGTTCCCCGACGCCGAGGCGGTCTACCCGACCAGCGCCTGGGATGCGCCGTTCGACTGGATCAAGGACCACACTGTCGACGCCTGGGTGCCGATGGGCAGCCTGGGCCGGTACTACCGGCCGGACCTCGCCGCCTTCCCGCGCACGCCGTTCCTCAAGGCCGACCCGGCGAAGGTCGAGCGCTGGCGCTCAGAAATCAGAAACCAGAAATCTTCTGGCCTTCCGGCTTCTGACTTCCGTCCTCTGAAAGTCGGCATCAGCTGGGCCGGCGGCCTGAAGAAGACGCGCTTCGACCAGCGCAGCATGGATCTGAGCGCATGGGCCGACATCCTGCGCGTGCCCGGCATCGGGTGGTATTCGCTGCAGTACCACCCGCAGGCGGCGGACGAGTGCGCCCAGGTCGGCGCATTGATCGGCGTGCCGATCCACCATTGGGGCGATATCGTGAACGACTTCGAGGAGCTGGCCGGCTTCCTCGCCAACCTCGACCTGGTCATCACGGTCAACACGACGGTCGTGCACCTCGCCGGCGCGCTCGGCATCCCGACGTGGTGCCTGACGCCCGCGATGTGCGCCTGGCGCTACCAGTGCCAGGGCCCGATGCCCTGGTACGGCAGCGTCGAGATGTTCCGGCAGCAGAAGGCAGGCGAGTGGGGGCCGGTGCTGGCGGCCGTGCACGAGCGGCTGGCGGCGATGATGCCGCTCGTGACGTGGGAGGCGGCGTAATGGCTGATCCGTGGGACACGTTGTCGCCATCGGCATGGACCCGCGCGGCAATGTCGCATCCGTTGGGCGCCGCAGCGTACAACGCCTGGCGGCAGGGGGATCGCGCCGGCATTCTGGGCATGGTGCCGGACGATGTCCGTCGGGCGTGGTCGCCATGGCTGCTGCCGCTGGCGAACCCGGCGGTATTCGTGGACACCGTGTCGCCTGGCGCCGCGGTGCGTGACACATTGCATGCGTCCGGCGATCTGGCTCGCGCTGCCATGCGCGGCGATCCCGTGGGCGCGCTGGGCGCTACCGGCATGGGCTTGCTGTCGATAGCCGGCCTCGTGCCGTGGCTCGCGCCAGCCAAGGTCGCCACGACAACCACCCAGGGCGCGGCGAGGGCGGCAGTGCCCGTTGCCACCACAGAGGGCAGGGGGCCGGCAAAGCCTCTGATGCCGGATCTCATGCCGTTGGTGCCGGCGGGCGGCGTGCAAAACGCCTCGAAAAGTGTTATGATCTCTGATCCTATCCCGAGGTCACAAAGGCCGTTTTCGGCGGACTATCCGACAGGAGCGCGCTCCGATGACAGCGGTCGACTCACCCACGACATCGAAGGAAGAGAACTCGTCGCAGACCGGGTGGTCGGTCGAAGAGTGGTGGGCGGAGAAGATGTTGCCGTCACGCAAGCAGAACTTGACCCCATCACAACGCGCCTTACAGGCAGCCCTGCTAAGGTTGTTGCGCCGCGCGCGCTTCCAAGAAAAGCAGTCGGAGTCTACGAGCAATGGCGCAACCCCGTAACGGGGGAACGCGAGCGAGCCATTGCCCTGAGTAAGGCGCTATCAGCGCAGGACACGCCGCGCGTCCTTGGTCACGAAGTCGGCCACGCCATATCGAGGATGGCTGACGACATACCAGCCGACGGCATCGAGACAAAGCTCCGCCAGGTCTACAACGACCTGAACGCGCGTGACTGGCGGGTCGAGAAAAGCGCCAAGACGGGCGAGCCTGTTCCGCGGCGTTACTGGATCGGCCCCGAGCAGCAAGGCTACACGGGCGCGCACATCCCCCGGGAACTGATGGCCGAGGCGATCCGCGCCTACATGACAGACCCCAACTACCTGAAGACCGTTGCGCCGGAAGTGGCCGCGCGGACTCGCAAGTATGCCAATCCGAATCCCCTGACCTCGCGAACCATTCAGTTCAATTCGATGCTGCTGCCGCTGGCGGCGGGCGGCTTCGGGACGCTCATGCCGCCGGTCTTCGGCGAGGAGCGCTGACCATGACGCTGATCACCGACGCCTACCGCGAGCAGAACCGCCAGCTGCACGCCGGCCGCGCCGACTACGGCACCTCGGGCAAGGCCTGGGCGCCGCAGGTGCGGCCGCTCGCCGACTGGGGCCGCAAGGCGGTCCTCGATTTCGGCTGCGGCAAGGCCACGCTCGCCGCGAGGCTCGGGCCGGCGTACCGGATCACGAACCATGACCCCTGCATCGAGGGGCTGGACGCGACGCCGGCGCCGCACCCCGTCGTGGTGTGCGGCGACGTGCTGGAGCATGTCGAGCCGGAGTGCCTCGAGGCGGTGCTCGCCGAGCTGCGCCGCGTGACGCAGGAGGTCGGGCTGTTCGTCGTCCACCTCACGGCGGCGAAGAAGACGCTGCCCGACGGCCGCAACGCGCACCTGATCCAGCAGCCGGCCGCCTGGTGGCAGGCCCGCATCACCGCCGCCGGCTTCGCGATCGAGCAGCAGGGCGCCGTCGGGCACGAGGCGTGGTTCGTCGTGAGGCCGGCTCAATGATCCTTCAGCAGACTTCAGGACAAGCCCTTCTGCAGGCCCCGGGGCAGGCCGAGCCGCTGCTCGTCTTCATCGGTTTCGACCCGCGCGAGGAGATCGCGTTCGACGTGTGCCGGCATTCGCTGCTGCGTCGCTCGTCGGTGCCGCTCCACGTCAGGGCACTGCGCCAGGACGGGCTTCGCGTTGCCGGGCTGTACCGCCGCGCCTGCTTCGTGCGCGACGGCCAGCGGGTCGATGCCATCGACGGCCGGCCGTTCTCGACCGAGTTCAGCTTCACGCGCTTCCTCGTGCCGGCGCTGTGCCGATACGAGGGCTGGGCGCTGTTCGTCGACTGCGATTTCCTGTTCCTGGCCGACGTCGCCGAGCTGTGCCGGCACATGGACGAGAGCAAGGCCGTCATGGTCTGCCGGCAGCGCCACGACCCGGCCGAGGGCGTGAAGATGGATGGGCAGGCGCAGAGCCGCTACCGGCGCAAGAACTGGTCGTCCTTCATGTTGCTCAATTGCGGGCATCCGGCCGTGAAGCGCCTGACCGTTGCCGCGGTGAACGAACAGCCGGGATCCTGGTTGCACGGGTTCGAGTGGCTGGAGGACGGCCGGATCGGCGACCTGCCGCACGCGTGGAACTGGATCGCCGGCACGACGCGCGGCAGCCCCAAGGCGATTCACTACACGTCGGGCGGGCCATGGTTCACCGACCATGCGTCGGTCGCGTTCGCGCGCGAATGGCGCGACGAGCATGCACGGACACGCGCGGCCGCGACGACCGGCGCCGCCGAGACCCAAACCGTGTCGGAGGAGGCCGCGTGACGCTTCAACAGACCCGGGCCAGGAAGAGGAGGGCGCGCCGTGGCGACGCTGGCTGACCTGCGCGCCCGCATCGCGGATGACCTCGATCGGTCGGACCTCACGTCGCAGATCGACGCCGCCATCCGTGACGCCGTCGAGCACTACGAGTCCGAGCGCTTCGTGTTCAACGAGGTGGTGGGTGCCACGGCGACGTTCAGCAGCAGCGTGGACTCGATCCCGCTCGCGTCGCTCCCGGTGGCCTTCACCCGCGTCGACCGCATCCGCATCGACGATGGCGGCGCCGACCTGGTCGACCTGGTGCCGCGCGACTACGCCTGGCTGATGGCGGCGCAGGATGCCAGGGCGGTGGCACGGCCGGTCGAATACTGCATCTACGCCGATCGCATCCAGCTCGACAGCCGGCCCGACCGGGACTACGCGGCGATCCTCGATGGCGTGCGGCGCATCAGCACCGCCAGCGCCGCGACCGACAGCAGCGCCTGGTTCAACGACGGCAAGCGCCTGGTCCGCGCCCGCGCCAAGGCCGAGCTCTACGCCCACGTCATCAAGGAGTTCCCGCAGGCCGAGGCGATGGCGGCGGTCGAACGGCGCGAGTACCGCGCGCTGAAGCAGAAGCTCAACACGCGCAACAGCGGGCGGGTGCGCCCGACGGAGTTCTAGCCGGAGGACAGAGGACAGATGACGGAGGACAGAAAAGCGAAACCCAAGAGGGCAGAGCGGGGAAGGGCGGGGCAGGAGTTCATTCTGTCCTCCGTCAACCGTCCTCTGTCCTCTGCGAAGAAAGCGCGACGCCGCAAGCGTCTCGCTCTGCTGCTCGCCGGCTACGCGCTCGCGCAGGAACAGGAGGTTTCGTGATGTGGTGGAACCAGACGCCGCCCTGGATGCAGGGCATGGGGCAGGGCGGCCAGCCGGGCATGACGCCCGGCGCCGGCATGCCGCCGTATCGCAACGCCCCGATGAACATGAACCCGGTGCAGATGGGGCCGCCCGGCTCGATTCCCGTCGCGCCGCCACCTGCCGCGCAGCAGGGCCAGCGGCCCGTTGATCCGGCGCAGATGGGCATGCTGGCGGCGATGCTGGCGCAGCAAACGCAGAAGCCAATGACATCCGTGGCGCAGCGGGCCGCCGCAGCCGGCGCAACTGGTGTTGGCGGACCGCTGCCCGGCGGCGCGGCCGCGGTGCCCGCGGGCGCGGCCGCAGTGCCCGCCGGCGCTGCCGCGGTACCCGCCGGCATGGACCCGAGCCAACTCGGGATGCTGGCGCAGTTCCTTGCGCGGCAGGGCATCCTGGGCGGCCTCGGTCGCTGACATGCGCGTCGCCCTGGGCCCGCTCGCACCCGACAACCCCGACCTCGGCAACGCCGGGCTCGAGGATGCGGTGAACTGCATCCCGCTGGACACGGCCTACGGGCCGTTCCCGGACACGCAGGTGTTCTCCGCGTCGATCTCCGGGCGGGCCCAGGGCGCCTGGTCGACCCGCGACACATCGGGCACCGTCAGCACCTTCGCCGCCACCGCGGGCCAGATCTACAAGGCCAGCGCCACGGGCTGGGCCAACGTCTCGCGCACCGCCAGCTACACGACGGCGACCGACGGCTCCTGGGCGTTCGCGACCTTCGGCAACACCTGCCTGGCCGTGAACGGGCTCGACGCCATGCAGGTCTACACGCTCGGCAGCTCCTCGCGATTCCTCGACCAGAGCGCCAGCGCCAGCGCGCCGCTCGCCGCCTCGATCTGCGTGGTGCGCGACTTCGTGTTCGCGGGCCGCCTGTCGACCCAACAGCACCGCCTGCAGTGGTGCCAGATCAACAACCCGCTGCGCTGGACGGCGAGCGCCCGGGCGCAGTCGGACAGCCAGGGCCTGCCGGGCGAAGGCGGCGCGATCGTGGCCATGACCGGCGGCGACTTCGCCACCGTCCTGGCGCAGCGCTCGATCTGGCGCGGCACCTATGTCGGCTCGCCGGTGATCTTCCGGTTCGACGAGGTCGTGCCCAACATCGGCTGCGCCGCACAGGGCAGCGTGGCGCGCTTCCAGAACCTGACGTTCTTCCTGTCGCAGAGCGGCTTCTATCTCTTCGACGGCGCCCAGGCGGTGCCGATCGGCAACAACCTGATCGACCGCTTCTTCCTCGACGACCGCAACCCCTCGTTCCTGAACCGCATCACATCGGTCATCGACCCGATCAACAAGCTCTACATCGTCAGCTACCCCAGCAACGCCAGCACGTCAGGCACGGCCGACCGGATGCTGCTCTACAACTGGGCGGCCCGGCGCTGGGCCCGCGCCGAGGTGAGCCTGGAGCTGATCTTCTCCGGGCTCAGCGCCGGCTACACGCTGGAAGAGCTGGATGCGCTTTCCGGCAGCCTCGATGACCTGCCGTTCAGCCTCGACAGCGACGCCTGGGCCGGCGGCAACACCATCATCTCGGGCTTCAATCCCGTGCACCGCATGGTGACGTTCGACGGCGCCGCCAGGACGGCGCGCTTCATCACCGGCGAGGCGCAGCTGATCCCCGACCGGCGTGCGTTCATGACCGCCGTGCGGCCGCTGGTGCAGGGTAACGCCAGCACAGCCATCACCGTGCAGGTCGGCAAGCGCGATCGGCTGGTCGACAGCGTGTCGTACACGACGGCCTCGGCGATGAATGCCAACGGCCTGTGCCCGGTGCGCGCCAACGCCCGCTTCCACCGCCTGCGCATGGACATCAGCGCCGGCTTCACCCAGGCCTTGGGGTTCGATCTCACGGCCGGACCGGAGGGACTGCGGTGAACGCTGACACGTACAAGCCGATGGAGGCGACGTGATGAGTGGCGATCCACTGCCCGTCTACATGCCGCTGGCCGCGCCGCCACCGCCGGCGGGCACGCCACCGCGGGACCCCTTGAGGTACATCGAAGACCGGTTGGTGAATGCACTCGCGCGCGCCTTCGGCCTGCCGCCCCTGCGCCAGCCCGACCCGCGCGCATCGGCCTGGAGCGTGTCGCCTGGCGCGCCTTTCGCGCCGGGGGCGTTGCTGTCGGCGGAAGGCGGCGGACAGCGTCTGAAGCCCGGCGCTTCGCTGCCGGGACGAACGCCCAACCCCTACGACTTCGGCTACGACGCGCTGGATCTGATCGCCGGATTCTCACCGCTGGCCGCCGTCAGGGATGCCGCAACCGAGTTCGAGAACGCACGCATGAAAAGTCAGGCTGGTGACGCTTTGGGCGCGGCTGGTGCTACGGGGCTCGGCCTGCTGGCGCTGGCGGGAATCGTGCCGCCGGGCAGGGCGGCGGCGGCGGCAAGGGAAGCGGCGCTCTTGAAACGGGCAACCGACGCGGCGCGCAAGGCCGATCTCGCCACGGACGAGGCGAGCCGTATGCAACGCCGGGCCGCAGGCGGCTATACCGCCGGCCTCTGGCGCGGTGGTACCGGCCCGGAGAGCGGCGTCTGGTTCACACCCGACAAGGCGTGGGCAACTGACTTCGCCGCGCGGTATGGCGGCACCGGCGACCTGCGGGAGTATGCGATACGGATGGGGCGCGAGTTCGACGCGCGCCAGACCCATAGCGCCACCGAACTCAAGCCAATTGCCGACGCGATCGCCAAAATAGACCCGAAATTCGCAGGCCAGTTGATCGAGCACGCGGACGACTGGGGCGGCCGCATTCCAGGCCCTGCCGTTTGGTACCTGATGAAGCAAAACTTGGTCGATCCGTTCGGTCCGTTCGCACGCGCCGGCTACGATTCCATCAATGCCGGAAGGGAGGTCGTCGCCTTGCGACGGACGCAGGGGCAGGTGCGGGATGCTAACAGAGCGATGTTCAATCCGGCGCTGAGAAACAGCCCTAATCCGTTTGCCGCTGTCCTTCCGCCTGCGCTGACGTTCGGGGTGCTCTATCCCACCCTTCTCAGCGAGGAGCGGCCGCGATGATAGCTCACTCTGACCCCGTTCTTCGTGACGTAGCCGAAGGTGCCCCGCCCTTCGGCGATGGCCTCATCAATGCTGACAGGAGCAAATCCGCCGAACCAGCCCCTGTGGACAAGAACATGGCGCTCACTCGGCGTACCCGGATGTGCCACGACGTAGCCTTCGTAGACGATGTCCGGCCCTTCCTCCGCCAGAGGGTCGAAGCGATACAGGTCGTGGAGGGTAAGCACGGAACCGGGAACTTCGGGTCGCGGAAAGGTGTAGCGACGCCCGTTGTCCTCGTCATCGCCGGGTGCGTCGTCGCCTCCGATGCGATCGCGGGCGCGCGCCGGGTTGTCCTTGGTGCTCTCAGGTTCTCGCATGGCTTGAATGATATTGCGGCGCGCCATGAGGCGCAACTAACCTATGGTTGCACATCAGGAAAAGGTACCCGCAAAAGCAGCTTGATCGAGGTGCTGCGATGACGCTGGTTCTCACCGGCCCGCCGCCGAGCTGGAAGGCGCAGCTGGAGAGCGAGGATCTCCAGAACGTCAAGCGTGGCGCCGAGTTCGTGAGCCTCACGGGCGTGGCTGCAACGCGCCTGGGCAGCGGCGACTGGATCTACATCGTCGACACCACGGCGGCCAACCGGCAGGTGATCCTGCCGCGCTCGGCCGACGAGGTCGGTCACCTGCATACCGTCAAGCGCATCAGCGGCGGGGGCAACACCTGCGTCGTGTCGAGCGAAGGCGGCAACCTCGACGGGTCGACCAGCTACAGCATCGCGACGCAGCACGTCGCCGTGGGCTTCTTCGCCGACGGCGAGAACTGGTGGGCAATCTAGAATGTCAGAAGACCAGAAGTTCAGAAGGCCAGAAATCGGAAGGAAAGGGAGCCAGCGCTTTTCTGGTTTCTGGCCTTCTGACTTCTGGTTTCTGAAATGAGCTACAGCCCACCCGGCACCGGCGGCGGCAGCGGCACCGGCGCCGTTGACTCGGTGTTCGGCCGCACCGGCGCGGTCGTGGCCGAGGCCGGCGACTACAGCGCCACCATGATCGCGTTCACGCCGGTCGGCGGCGTGGCGGCGACCACGGTGCAGGCCGCCATCGCCGAGCTGGACAGCGAGAAGCTCTCCAGCGCCTCGGCGGCCTCGGCCTATGCCGCGATCGCGCACGGGCACGACGCCGTCTCCGTCAGCTATTCCGCCGGTGGCGGCATCGCGGCAACCAACGTCCAGGATGCGCTGGACGAGCTCGATGCCGAGAAGCTCTCCTCGGCCTCGGCAGCGACGGCGTATGCCGCCATCGGGCACGTCCATGCCGCGGGCTCGATCAGCTACTCCGCGTCGGGCGGCATCACTGCCACGACGGTGCAGGCCGCCATTGCCGAGCTGGACGCGGAGAAGCTGAGCAGCGCCAGCGCCGCGGTCGCCTATGCAGCCATCGGCCACGTGCACGCCGCCGCCTCGGTCAGCTACAGCGCCAGCGGCGGCATTGCGGCGACGACGGTGCAAGGTGCCATCGCCGAGCTCGACGCGGAGAAGATCGGCGGCATTGCCGTCACCGTCTACACCAGCGGCTCCGGCACCTACACGACGGCCGCCGGCGTGAAGTACCTGCTGGTCGAGATGGTCGGCGGCGGTGGCGGCGGCTCCGGCTCCGGCTCGGCGCCTGGTGCCGGCGGCAACGGCGGCACCAGCACGTTCGGCGCTTCGCTGGTCTGCAATCCCGGCGCCGGCGCGGCGGTCGCTACTGTCGACTCCAACGGCGGCGCCGGCGGCACGGCGAGCGGTGGCGACGTCAACATCACCGGCTTGCGCGGCCAGGACGGCGCCGACGGCTACACCTTCCAGGACGGCGGCGCCGGTGGCGGCACGCCGTTCGGCAACCCGCCGGGCAACACGGCCTCGGGGCCGACGCGCACGCCGCCGTCGAACATCGGCTGCGGCGGCTCGGGCGGCGGCGCCGACGCGACGGCACCACCCGGCGGCGGCGGCGGTGGCGGCGGCTACCTGCGCAAGCTCATTGCTTCGCCCTCGGCGAGTTACGCCTGGCAGGTCGGCGCCGGCGGTGCGGCGGGGACGGTGGGCGGCGGCACGCAGCCGAAGGCAGGTGCCGCAGGCTCGTCCGGACTGATCATCGTGACGGCATTTTCGTGAGTCAGAAGACAGGCATCAGGCATCAGGGATCAGACAGGAGGACGGAATGAAGATCGCGACGGCCAAAGCCGGGCAAGGCCTTTCTGATCCCCGATACCTGATCCCTGTCCTCTGACCGCCATGTCACCGCAGGAACGACAGATGATCGAGGAGCTCATGGACCGGCTCGCCCGGGCCGAGGCCGAGAATGCGCGCTCGCGCAAGACGGTCGCGGCGCTGATGCGCAAAGGCCTCCTGGCAGCCGAGGATCTCGATGAGGGAGGTGGCGATGTTCGCAATCCCTGACGTCTCTGCCCCCGTCAACGGCGCGCACTGGGCCATCGAGGGCGTGCCGGCTGCGAATGCCCCGGTGCCGTGGCGCCGCTGCTGGGAGTTGCTGTCGCGTGCCGTCGAGCGCTACCAGAGACCGGACAAGTGGACCTCGGAGAGCCTGCTCGAGTCGGTCCGGGCCGGCAACTGCCAGCTCTGGATCGCATGGTCGTGGGATCGCCGCCGCGTCGAGGGCGCCGTCATCACGCGCATCCTCGAGAAGCCGCCGATGGCACCCGATGACCGCGTCTGCGAGGGCGTCCTGGTCGGCGGCGACCACATGGCCGAATGGGGCCCCGGCATGATGGGCCTGCTGAAGGCGTGGGCGCTGGAGCAGGGGTGCTCATACATCGGCGGCCCCGGTCGCAAGGGCTGGATGCGAGCGTTCGGATTCACCGAGGTCGGCACGACGCCGGAAGGGCTGCCGGTACTGGCGATGCCGTTGAGGCGGCACTGAGCATGGCTGAGTGGTGGGAGCTCCTGCAACTTGATCCGTTCGGCACGCTGGCGCCGTCGGGCCTTATGCGGGCGCCGCCGGGATATATGCCCGGCCAAGTGCCGGCGCTACGGACTGATGGAACGATCGTCCCCGGTGGGGAGCCCGGCAAGATCGGACCGCCGCCACCACCGCGGCCCGGGACGTTCAACTGGTGGGCCGATACCGCGCTCGGGTTCACGCCGTTCGGCGCGGCACAGGGCCTCGCGGAGGTGGTCGACGCGGCCGAGCGTGGGGCGCCGTGGGGCACGTTGGTGCCGCTCGGCGCGCTGGCGGCGCTTGGTGCCGTGCCGGGCGCGGGGGCGGCCGCCCGGACAACGAAACAGGTGAACAAGCTTGCATCGGAGATGGGCATGTCCACGACGCCGTTCTATCGCGGCGGCGTGGTGCCGGCTTCGCGCGAGTATGGCGGCGCGCACTTCTCGCGCGACCGTGAGTATGCCGAGAAGTTCTCCAGGCAGGGGGCCGGCCTTGGCCCGGAGCGCGGCGCAACCAACAAGGAGCTGCGCGAATTCCGCCTTGACCTCAGCAAGACCTTTGCCGACCAGGCGCCCGTCGACGCCGCGACATATGCCAGGCTGGTGGTGGCGGCGGAACCGAAGCTGGCAGCCGAATTGGTGGACATGATCGCACCGGGCAAGAATCCGGCATGGTTTAAGGAGTTTGCGCGACGCAACCCGGACATGATGGTTTCTGACAATGGCGCTCTGGTGCGGCAGGCCATCGAAGTCAGTTCGCGTAACCCCATCGCGCTCTTCAAACGAGCCGGTTTCGATGCGTTGGACTCCGGCCGCGATGTCCGAAAGTTGACGGGCGACGGCATCAGGCTGAAAGAGGCGGCGTTCGACCCGGCTAGGCGGAGCAGCCGCGACATCATGGCGTCACTGATGCTCGGCCTCCCCGTCGCCGGAGCCTTGGCCTGGGGGCCTCCAGAATGGCAGGAGGATTGATTGGATCGTGGGCCACCCTGTCAGGGGCCTTATGACCGCCGGATCGAACTCGGCGGGGTCGTTGTCGTTGGCGGCGGAAACGATCATGCAGAACGGTACCACGCCGCAGGGCATGCGACTACTCAGTCGCAGTTGTATTGATCAACTTTTGTACACGCGAGGTGACTTGGCATGGCAAGCGGAGCCAATCCACGGATAAACGAGGCGGCCCGTGCCTACATGGCCGACCCCAACTACCTGAAGACGGATGCGCCGAAGACAGCCGCGCGAATCCGCGAGTATGTCAGCCCAAACCCCCTGACCAATCGACACATTCAATTCAACTCGCTGCTGGCGGCTGCGGGTGTCCCGGCGGCTATCGGTTTCGGGACGCTGATGCCACAGATGGAGGAGAGATACTGATGGGCACGGGCACACAGAGCGGCGGCGGCGGGCCGATGATGAAGATCCCGGCGCCCAGTGGCGGGCTCACGCCGGCACAGCCGTGGACGGGCATGCAGCCCTACGGCTTGAGGTCGTCGCCGCAAATGCCGGAGGGCATGGGGTCGGGCGGCCCGATGGCGCCGCCGTTCGGCAGCCCCGTGGCACCGCCCGCTCCGGTATTCGGCATGGGCACCGGAGGCCCCATGGCGCCACAGGCTTGGCGCCAGGCGACCCAGCCCTTCGGGATGCTCATCCCCGCGCTGCTGCCCGGCATGATGCAGCAGCGCGGGCAGATGC